TTGAAAAAAACACAAGAAAAGAAATTAAAATTCCTGAGTTTATAAAGACTACTAATAAAGAATTAGAGGATGCTTTTAGAGTGATGTTAGGATTGCAATCAACAAACCCAGTCGTATCACAAATGGTTGTGCTTAATGACAGAATAGAACAATTAGTAGATAATTCAAATGTTCAAACAGAAAACTCTACTCAAACTGTACAAGCTCAAACTCAGACCGTACAAAAGTTAGAATTAGTGAACCAGAATGTAAAACAAAAAGTTAATCCCCTTGCAAGATATCAAAATACATCTAGGACTTATTGATAAGGAGAATATATGCCAAGTTATAATACAAATAGACAACTTCCAGAAAGATCTAGAGTAGTATTTTATTATCCTAGTCCTAAAGAAGGAGAGAGTTTTGTTCAAGTAGTTTTACCATTCTATGAGAATATTGATATTAGAGAAAGTAAATCCGCTAGATATACAGAGTTTAAGTTACTTTCTAGATCTAGTAATTTATATGGTTACACAGGTGCGGATTCAAGACAGTTCGAATTAACATTTACTATAAATTTACCCCACATTATTTACGAACATCCAGAAGCACTAAACGATCAATCTCAGCCTGTTACACGGGATTGGGCAAAAACCATTAGTAATGCTACCCAAGACCCTTTTGCTAAACAATCTAGTAAACTAGCTAATAAGTTTTTACAAAAAGCTAAAACAGAGTATCCAAATGTGCTTTCATTTCATACTTTTAATGGAATTCCTTCAGTTTTTAAAGGATTATCAATTGTTGGCCCATCCCCTGAATTAGAAACACAGAAAAATTTAATAAATGTGAAAGCAGCCGAGCTTGGATTATACTGGACTAATATTGTTAGAACTTCTGTTGTTACTAATTCTAAAAACCCAGTTTTAGGTCCTCCAATAATTAGATTTACTCATGGGCTTCTTTATCAAGATGTTCCATGTATTTGTAAGAAATATTCAATAAGTTATGATGATAAAGCTGGGTTTGAGATGCAGACCTTATTCCCAAGAATAATGAAGTTTTCTTTAAGCTTAGAAGAGGTTAGGGCTGGAGATTTTGGTAAATTCCAAAGAGGTCAAGTAGTGTCCAGAGACAATTTAGTTGGTTATGAAGCAATGTTTTCAGAAGAGCCAAGTATGGATCCAGGAGAGTTATTATGATTTCTACTACTAAAAATAGAGGACCTTATTCTCTAGATAGAGTTGTTTATACTCATAAAGGAAGAAAGATTACAAGCATAGTGAATTCTCCTGCATATGAGGATATCATTGCAAAAATAGATACTGTTTTTGATTATGAAGTTGGATACATTCCTGCTGGATTGAAAAATAGACCTGATTTAATAGCAAACGAATACTATGGGGATCCTAGAAATTGGTGGTTGATCATGTTTGTAAATAACATTTCTGATCCTTTTGAATCCCTTGGTGCAAATCAAAGAATTTTATTACCAAAGAACAAATGACTACTATTCCAACCCCTTATGTTTTCATAGCTTTTAATAAAAAAGCAACAGATAACTTATTTACACTGAAGCTTCCTCTTCAAACAGAGGATATCATTAGTAAATTTTCTGGAGAAACCGGGGATTATTTATTATTTTCTAATTATGCTAATCCAAATATAATTTCATTGGAACATACTCAACAGGGTTCTGAGTGTGTTATAAAAATAGAACTAATAGATCCAAAAAACGAATTTGAATCAAAATTCGTAGGAAGCAACTTTTATCCCGAAGCGATGGCTGATGCATTTTTTCCATCAACACAACAAAAGCTTTCGAATGATGAAAAGAAACAATTACAACAAAAAGGTATAAGCGAAGAAGAATATAAAACACTTCTCTTCCGTCAAGCTTACGCTAATCAAAATATACTCAGAAAGTTTTATGTAGCATATGGAGCAGGAACAAACATAGAAAGCTGGGCAGGACCTTTTGAATGTACTGTTAATAAAATTGATATCTCCTTAGAAGAGTTTAAAAAAATTACTCTACACCTAACTCCAACAAATAACTTTATATCTTTAGCAGATAAGGCTGGCTCCTTTGCAGATGCAGGGGGTGGGGCATATGTATTTAATTACTATGGAATGAGAAGATCTATTAATGGAAGTTCTTCAAAATTTACTTTTGATAAATATGTAAAAGGAGAAACTTCAAGATTTTATGGTAAAGACACTAAACAAGAGGAAACTATAACTAATGTTTTAGAGTCTTTACAAAGTAATATTTACTTTGAAGTTTTACAAGAAGAAGAACAGAGAGTAAAAGCTGTATCTAAAGCATTAAAATATTTTGATTTGCATTTAATTGTAACTGATGCAATTCGTGATTTTATACGAAAAGCTACTGGAAATCCTAATGTAATAGTTCTACTACCAAATTTAAATTATCTATTACTTTCAAGTAATATAGCACATGATTTGACTATTAGTGAACAAAAAAATAAAGATAATGTATTTAACTGGAAATTGCAATATCCTCGATTAAACAATTCAAATTTACTTATAGCTGCTTCTTATCGAAATAGGTTAGCTGATATTTTAGGGTATTTAGGTATATCTTTAAATTCTTATGAATCTAACTATACTCCAGAAGTCCAAAGTCCACAGCAAGGAACAACTGGGCAATCTTCAATACTAGCTGGGGTAAGTGAAGTTGAAAGATCTAAGTCTCCTGATGAAAATGTGGTCAAACATTTTACTTCTCACAATTATTATGCATCTATAAGTGATAGCACGAAAGAAAATCAAGCGTATGATCCTTATGCTAGATTAATGGATGTTATAGATAGAATTAATAGATTTGGAGGAATGTATAAAATTCCAGTTAGTTGTTATTATGAAACTAATAGAAAAATAATTAAGGTTTGGGAAGAGTACCACAATAAAAAAGATTCACTCTTTACTTCAGATGTTATTGTGGATCCTACTGAACCTTGGATAGTCTTTGGAGATTCATATTTAATAAGTAAATTTTTATATGGAGGAGAATATATTTCTAAAGACTTTGAGGGCTTAGAGAAAGTTAATATTGGTTTAAAAGCAAAACAAATAGCAGCAACTCCAGAACAGATTAAACAACGGGAAGAATCAATTAAACAATTAAAAGAACAAAGAGTTACTGTTGATGCTTCTGGAATAAAAGAAATTGATGACAAGATACAAACTATATCTAAAGAACCCCTATTTAACAAAGATGAAGTTGTATTTGGACCCGCTAAAGGAGATTTACTTCACCCATCAGACGAGACTGTTTTAACGAAAGATTATAATTTTAAAGTATATTCCCTAAGATTTCCAGAGGATAAGAATATGCCTTTTGGAAGCATTAGCGAAGTTCCAGACGAGTTCCTTTATTCTTTTAAATCAACTAATAAAGAAAAGCTTTTAAAAGGTAAGCCCGTTTTCAGATTTAATACAAAAAATTCAAATGTTCTAAAACTAAAAATAGATTTAAGCCCCGTGTATCTTTCAGAATTGATGACGGGATTTAATGTTGAATTACAAAAAAGAGCAGTTCGTCACTTAGCAGGACCTTACGATGAAAAAACTAAGATGACTAGATTTTTAAATAGCTATACTTTACAAAATTATATTGCTAATAAACTAAGCACTTCCTTAGCTGGGAAGAATACAAAAGAAGAACTAACTAAAGAGCTTTTAGAAAATTTTAAAACTAATGGAGTTCCTCCTGATATTTTAGAGACTTATAAAAACAATCAAAATTTAGATATTATAGCAAGGGGGTGTGTGGAACAAGCACAGTTAATGTTAAACAATAAAAACAGACCAACTTATAATATTGATATTGCAAGCGTTAACAATGTTGCAAATATAATGTTTGATTTAACAAATCAAGTTTATACTAAACTTCTGGAAATTACTATAGAGACAGTTCCTATGTATCATTTATCCTCAAATGCTACATTACTTTCTGATTGTTTAGTATTTGCCCAAGCACCTCAATTTGTAGGAACGGAAAAAAAGTTTGATAATTCTCAATTTAATGATCGAGATGATTTAACTAGATTGGCTTCCGGCTTATATCGAATTTGCGGTTTTAAACACAAGATGTCAATGAGTGAGATGTCTTCTGAATTTAAACTTATAAGACCATCAATAAATAATGTTCAAGACCCTCAAGCTATTATAAATAAGAAACCAAAGGAAGGGGCTTAATGAAAGTATCAATAGCAGAGGTTGTTAATGTTGATCAAATCTCTACAACATTTAAGTTTTTGGCTAGAGTCCAAATACTAGGAAATCAAAATAGAGAGATAAGTTACACTTCTCCTTATTTTGGAAATGGTGGTTCTGGATTTGTAGCTTTACCAACAGTTGGGCAAACTATCCTAGTAGTGCAACCTGAAGACCGGGAAACTTTTTATTACATAGGATCAGTATTAGAAGATTTAACAGATGAGACAGACAATCCTATAGTATTATCAGAGGAGTTAAAATCCCCCTCTGATAAAGTAGATGATCAAGTATATAAAGCCAGAGGAGTTCCCCAGAGGCTAGTTTTTAAAGATCCATTAGGAAACAAGGTTGTTTTATCTAATGAATATAATCCAGAATATTATAATACAAAATTACAATTAAAGTCGGTTGCTGGAAAAGAATTAAGTTTAATAGATAGTCCTTTAGTAAATAGTGTTATTTTAAAGAATGAACATGGAGATGGTATAACCATAACATCCTCAGATACAGTTGTTGATGGCCCAAGATTATTAAAAACTTACGCTAATAAAGGGCAGGAGCACAGGTCCTCAAACGGGCGATACTTAGTTCACTTATTGGACGGGTTAGAACTTACCATTGCAAATACTTCCACTGGTATAAACAAGGAACCTGCAAACGACCTTTATGGTAATGTTAATATAGAATCTAGAAATAAGGATGTAAATATTTATTCTAGATCCCAAAGCACAGGTAAAATTCATATTGAATGCACTGAGCAAAACGCCTCCCAAGTTATACAAATAAGAACTAGAGCCAATACTTCAGTTGTACGGGTAGATTCGGAAGGTAAAATAGAGATTAGATCTGGAAATAACCTAGATATAGTAGTTGGAGGAGACCTTAATTTAAAAATTGGAGGAAAGTTAAGTATTGATGCTGGAGGTGGCATAGATATGCAATCTGGTGGAGAAATCAATCTTGACGGAGCTTCTATAGATTTAAACTCTGGATTAGCTTCCCCTAACGCACCTTCGATAGCAAGCATAGATAGTGCATATCCAATACAGGTAGAAACATAATGGCAGCATTCGATCTAGAAACATTTTTAAGAGTTCAGGGTTCTCAAGGGCAGAACCCATTTCAGGCATTAGGAACAGCCTTTGGAGTTCCTAACTGTCTTTTAGAACTAACTGCGGATGCTTTGTCAGTTCTTCCAAGCGACATTTTATTAAACCTTTCTGATTTGGCAGAAGATGGTAGGGATGCTGCAAACTCAGTAACTAAAGGTATTGTTAAAGCGTTAATGTTTGATACTGGAATTATTGAGTTTGACACTGAAACAGGAAGATTAAAGTTTGTTTCGGACTCCGCTAAAGGTAAGCTAGACAATGACACAGTTCAGGTTTTAAAAAATCTAAAAGGTATAGTTTCTGGCTTTACTCAAGTAGCTTCAGCGGGAGCCCAACTTTATTCAAACTATCAGAGTATATCTCAACAAGTTAATGAAATACTAAACTGCTTACAAACATTTGAAAGACTACAAAGTTTTCAAAGTGGAAATTCAGCAGATCAAAAGAACGCACTTTCTTCTGGGGAACTCTCTAGTATGTTGGAGAAGAAGTACGCACTATCCAGGCAAAGATTAGCTGCTGCCTCAGAATTTATTACTAAGTGCGATAAGTTCATTGACAATATCAATACAATTATTCAGGATAGACAGCAAGACCCGACAAAAGAACCCCGCATATCTGATTCTGTTGAGTTTGACGCTATTCTTGCAGAAACAAATTATAAGAGATTCGCTATTGATGATACAGGAGAGGAGCCTGAAGGAGATCAAGAGGGTCTTCTCAGATTGTCTTTTGGGCCCCCTATTAGCACTAGAGGATATTTCTTACTGACAAAAGATGGCCTTTACTATGACTCACAAACAGGTGGATTAAACCCTATCTTTGTAAATATAAATTCCACTGTAGTTCCAGAGGGGGAGAAGTGGAAATATGAGCACAACTCCAACTTGGGTGGCAAGGGTCAGGCAATAACTCTAGATCAGTTTAATCAATACAAAAATACTTTATTTGATCCAGATCTCATAGACGATAGCCCTTTCTTGATGGAGCATTATAATGCAGACCATTTCTTGAGAAATATAACAGAGCAAAGAGATAAGCATATTTGGGACTTATCTTCTCTACTCACAGATCAGCTTGCAATAACTTCTAATCAAGAAACATCTATCACAAAGAATATGAGATTAGCTTTAGCTTCTGAAATTGCTAATCATAACTCAAAGATAAGAAGACGCAAAAAGCAGATTGAAATTGCTGTAAAGGCCCCAAATATTTTTGACAAGACAAGAGGGGAAGAGGAGATATTCAAGAAAGGCGAAGTTCCTATTAATGATTTCTCTTACTTAAATGATTACAACTTCGGTATTGAGTTTGAGAAGCAGAGAGCACTAACATTTAGACAAGGTGAAGTGTCTGGAATAGTTCTTCCCATAGAAACTAAATATGCGTCTCCACCAATCAGAGAGACAGATGCTCTAACGATCAATGAGCTAATAGTTCCAGAAATTGGAGTTGGAGATATTCTATATTCAGAACCAGACACATCTTCAACAATTCTATCTCTTACTGATACGGTTGTAACAGAGAATTTATTTGGAATTTACAATTTCCTTCAAACAAAAGTAGTTCAACCTTCCTCTACTGATTTTGATATAACGAATACAATAACTAATAATTCATATAACAATGTTCAGTTAGTTGCTTCAAACCCAAGCTCAGTGTTTGTTTCTGGCTTATCCATACCTTACTTAGAAGGAATTGTTAAAAATAAGGTATCCTCCCCAACCCTAGCATCAGCCTTAGGATCATTCATAAGACTTCCAGATACTGTAGAGTATCAAGAACTTATGTATAATCCATCTGGGTTTACAATTGAGTGTTGGGTTCATGTTCCAAACCTAACTAATGCTTCTACTGGATGGTTAAGTTCTACTGCATCATCTTTAACCAAAGCAATTATTGCTAACGAAAATGTTGGATCTAGAGGTAGTGCTATATCAATAAATGCAACAGGAACTACTACTGATTTAGATTATTTATTACCTGATAATGGGGATACTTTCGTGAGAGGAGTTATTGCAGGGTTTACAAGAGACAGAAGAATTACAAAAGAATCAACAGGTTATAGTAATTCTAATGCTGCCAATGATCCTACAAGTTCTCTATCCTTCTTTATTGCGCCCACACAAGCTAGAGATTTAAGCTCTTGTTCTTGGATTAATAAAGTTGACTGCGGTTCTATGCAAGGCTACTACAAAATGAAAGTTGATTGTAGTACAACGGTAAATGGTAAAAGCTTTGGAGCGGCATCATCAACTTTTGTTTTAGTTGATATTGTTGGTGATCCTCAAACTAATCAAATGCGAATGTACTGTGACGGCCAATTAATGGCTACCTCCTCCTTAAGTGAGGTTTTTGGCGTAAGAGAGTATGCTACACCAGATCTTCCTAGCTTCAAAAAGGACAACAGCTTCGAGTATGGATCAAGCTCCGTAGACGGCCCCAGAAGCCTCAAGAACGGTCCAAAGCTCAATCCCTTCTACACCCCATGGATCGTCGGAGGAGGCTACACAGACGGAATGTACCGCTATGGCAACTTCATGGGAGGAGACCGAGGGGGAATTACTAGTGGTCTTCGTGGTCATATAGGAAGTTTAAAGTTTTATAGTAAACCTCTAAATAGTAGCGAGGTTTTAACAAATTATAAAGCTCAACAAGTCTACTTCAAGAATATTCTAACCTAATGGCGTACAATCAAATAACTAATGTTTATGGCCCTGTAAACCAAAGCAAGTTTGGTGATGTTGCTAGAAAGAAGCCTAAGTTTTTCGGGTTAAATTATCCTATTGGTAAGTACAAAACTTCTAGAGGATATTTTGGAAAAACTACTGGGGTAGAAACTATTGAAAATGGTGTTCGCCAATTACTTTTAACCGAAAGAGGTGAAAGAGTAATGCTTCCTGGATTCGGGTGCAATTTAAGAAAGTTTTTATTTCAACCTTTAGATGATATAACTTTTGAACAGATAAAAGAAGAAATTGCAACTTCTATAAGGAAGTACACTAGAGATGTAAAAATTGTAAAGCTTGGAGTATTTGATTTAGATAAAATTTCGGAGACTGGATCCCAAGCTTTAAAAGTTGTCGTACTCCTTCAATTAAGAGACGATACTCAGAATCAATTTGAAGTTGAGGTTATACTACAATGAATTTTAATAACACTGCTCAATCGGACTTTATGAAACTTGTCACGATCCCTGATGAGAGCAAACTAGATTTAATAAATTATGCAGGAACAGATTTCATAACTCTTAGAGACTCGTTGATTGAGTATATCAAAGCAGTCTACCCACTAGATTATGATTACTTTGTCGAATCAGATCTAGGAATGATGCTTATTGAATTAGTAGCATACATGGGAGCAGTAATGTCTCTAAAAGCTGATATGCTGGCTAATGAGAATTTCTTGTTAACTGCTAGAAATAGAAATTCAATAAAAAAATTATTAGAGTTAATTGGCGTTAGACTAAAGGGGCCTTTATCTGCTGCCGCTGACGCTAATTATACCATTCAAGGGTACACTGGAGGTCAGGTGATCATTCCAGTTGCAAACAGAACAATCACAGTAACTTCTCCAGAAGATGGAGGAGTTTTAGCATTTACTTTATACAAAGTAAACAATGGTATTGTCGAATCTGCAAATATAAATGGAGCAATTACTTTAGCAGCACAGGCTCCAAACAATAATACTTTTACAAGCCTTGCTTTACAAGAAGGAGCTTTAGTTACTGATAGTGGGGAGTTTGCAGCCACAGAATCAATTAAATCAATTCCTCTAACTCAATCTCCAGTTATTGAAGGTTCAATACAAGTTTTTATCAATAATGCAACTACTACAACATCAGGAGCATACGAAGAAGTAGAAAATATTTTCTTTGCCTCTAGTAACTCACAAAAAGTTTTTCAAATTGTTTATGACGAGGATTACAAAGCTACCATAGTTTTTGGAAATGGAATTGCTGGAGTTAACCCCCCTGATACTGCAAGTTATTTTGTAACTTATAGAGTTGGAGGTGGTAGTAGAGGTAATATAAATTCTAACTTTATAAATTCTAATATTACTTGCACTGATGCAGGAGCACAGAGGACGGGTGTTGTAACAAATATAACAAAGGCAACAGGGGGAGCAGATGCAGAGACAGTGACTCATGCTAAAAAATATGCTCCTTTAACATTCTCTCGTCAGGATCGCGTTGTAACTTTAGATGACTACACTAACTTTGCAAATACTTTCATAAGCGATTATGGAACTGTTGGCAAGGCGGTAGCTGCAACAAGAAAGGCTTACTGCTCTGGTAATATTATTGATATTTATGTGGTTGAAAAAGCTTCGGATCTCCAAGTTCAAAAAGCGTCTCCTACTTTCAAAAAAGAACTGATAGATGCTTTACAAACTAAGAAAATGGTTACTGATGAAATAGTAGCCGTAGATGGGTTAGTTAGAACTTTAGATTTAAATATAACTGTAAAAGTTGATAGAGAACTTCAATCAAAAGAACAACTAATAAAGAGCAAAGTAAGAAATGCTGTTTTAACTTATATGTCTGTAGACAATAGGGAGTTTGGTGAGACTTTAATATTGTCTGATTTAAACCGAGCAATCTTTGAATTAGATGAAGTTAGAATATCTTCAGTTGATAATCTAACTCAAAATGTTCAAGTTGATTTTAATGAATTAATTCAGCTAAACAATTTGGCAATAAAGATTGAGTACCTAGACTAATGAATACTTTTAATCCAAGTCCAAATAGATATAATAAATCAAATTATTATGAGGTTTTTAAACCCATAACTCCTGAATTTTATGAACAAGATGACATAAATTTCAGTGGACTTGGAGTTGATAACATTGATCAAGTTATCAATAGTCAAATACTTTTAGCTAAGAATATAGTCACTCCTGCGGGAGCATTGGTAATTACTAGTTATGATAGCGTTTCTTCATTGTCTCAATTTTTTGTTAAACAAAATGAATTAACAAAAATTACACCCCAATCTTTTGAAGACAAAATATTATATCCTTTAGGAAGTTCTCTAAATCAATTTAAAGGTGGTAGCTCATTAGATCAGTTTGAAACTGCGGAAGATTTTGTTAATTTTTTATCTGCGGTTCTATTTCCTAAATTAAGATTTAATCAAATTAATAGTCAATTACAAAACTCAACTGGAGGTGTTTTTGGATCAAATGGAGGGGTAACTAGAGATTATTTAGTTGACAACTTAGGGATGTTTGCTTTCTTAATAACCAGTAGTGTGACTGGAGTAGGATCTTATCAGGCATCATCATTTGCTTTGGCTCAACTATCTTCATTGTATCTAAACAACACATTAGAAACATTAGAAGCGGTAAAAACAATAACTAAGTATGTTTGGTATAATCAAGGTAATGCTAATGTAAGTTCAATAATTAGAAGCGTTGGAATGATACCAACGGATTTCCTATCAGGAACTGGTACTTACACAAGTGGAACTCAACAATGGGATAAGCTAGAAACTCTATTAGAAATCATCTATTCAAAAGCATATATGGATAGGGCTGATTTTAGAGTTAAGGATGCATTTGACAGTTACATTGGGGCCGCATCATTACAAAATAATTTAACTTCTAAAGGTCCTTATACTAAGCTTCTCAAGGCCATAGGATACTCCATGGCTGACATCAATAATCAAATACAAGCTTTAGAGTCTTTGTATGATATTGATACTTGCCCAGACGAATACTTACCTTATTTAGCGCAGTTAATTAATTGGGAACTTATGGGTCCAGACCCAGTTAAGTGGAGACACCAAATTCGTTCAGCAGTTTCAATTTATAAAAGAAAAGGAACTGCGTTAAGTATTCAGTATGCTTTAAACGCATTAATTAAAGGTCAGACTTTAGATGTTTCGTCTAACATAGCAGAAGTTTGGGAATCATATATCCCATTTATGCTTTGGTATGCTTTAGCTACAGAATCAATTCACTTTAAAAACTTTGAAACTTGGACAAGAGAAAAAGCGTATTCTGTTGGAATATTTAATTACGATGAAGCAAGTTTAGAGAATAATATTAAGATTGCAGTAGATTATATCCTACTAGAAGCGTATAAGAAGTTCCCAAATAGTTTCGTTTACCAAGGAGATTATTTCCCTGCTTATCGTTATATGAAGTTAGATGAGGCAGGAGTTCCAGATGATATTTATTGCTTTGTAACTGAACCACAAACAAAACCACTTTTCTTCAGCGCGGATTATAGATCTACATATGACTACTTCAATGTAGCTTCAAATAGAGAAAATCTACCTTTTGAAAATGCCTTTCACGAAGGACCTTCTGGACTTGGATTGTATGTTTCAACAAAAGATTTAGGGCCTGAAGATCGACCAATATACCTGTCTTCTACAGGAGCCTCTTCTTTTGTATTCAATTTTAGAGGTCATAGAAACTTCCCACTTCCCCCATTTGAAGAAATAAAGTATTATAAAGATTGTGATATAACTGAAGAACTTAAAAATTTCTTCATAGAAAAGTTGAAGTGTTTAGGCGTAGGTAATACTTTCTCTGAATATTTTGGATCGTATCTTACTTCCGCAACCATAGGGTCTACAGACAGATTCTCATACAAGAACAATTTCTTAATGTTCTTTTCCAGTATGCAGAACCCTCAAAACTATTTCACAGTTTTAGGTGATACAGACAGAGTTGATAATGGAATTTTTAGTCTTTGGAATGGTAAATCTTCTCATATTTTTGTAAACTTCAATGCTTCTAGTTTTAATTTCTTAAGCAGAGATTACACTGGAAATGGTAAGTATGCAATTCAGGCTTCAAGAGGAGTTCTGAATAAGTTCCTCCCTGCACACGCGATACCAGCGATTAGCTTGTTAGCAAATGAAAATGAAGATCCAAATAGAGTATTACACACAGAGTACGATTCAATTAATCCTAATGAGAGAAATACTATGTACTCTCTTGCTAGTGGAGTTTTTGCTGGAAGAGAAGTTTCTGGTTTAGACATGAGAAATGTGTCTCCAGGAAACAGTAATGGTAGAGGTGGTTTGAATACTTTCCAAAGAACAGATGTCGATTCTGTTACTGATGCTTTAGTTAGCAGCACCTCTTACATAACAGTAACTCCAAGAAAATCATTAAGAAGACGCAACTTTAAGTTTGTTTTACCTAATGAAACTTATTACGATAGAACAGGATTTAATCAGCCTATTACTTTTGATGCTTCAGTCTTAGAGAGAAGCATGACCTCTTCTATTGGATTCTTACCTTTAGGGTATATTCCTTCAGCAGGAGGATTCTATCCAATAGCAGATTATCGTCAGCCCTCTGGAGTTTGGGCTGCTTGTGAGAACTTATCATCAACAAACATTTTCTCAGGAGTGTATACTAGTAGTACATTCCCATCCAGGGGATTAAAAGAACTTGGTTCGAATTTAAAGTATCCTGAGATAGCTGATGCCCATGATAAATATGTGGATCGTGGACAAGTGCATCCGATTTATATTGTAATGCACAAAATGAAAGAAAAGGAAGCATTAGCTAAAGCTCAAATAGCTATATCTGCTACAACAGGAGATTATTACGGGTCTATTTATAACACCGACGAAGAGCTATCCTTAGCTAACACTTATTTAAATAGTGGAACAGTAGGAATTACTAATTACAGAGATTATGAAAACTTTAGTTTTGGAAGAGGGTTGAATGAACTTTTCCGAGATTATAAAAAATATTTTAATGATTCTTTAGGTGGATCGAGCATTGAAAAAACAGGTGGTAACATCTTTGCTCACACTTTTGGAAAGGGTTTGTTTAATTGTGATTTCTCTATAGAGGGCTCTGCCGTGTCTTCTCAAGAAGGTAGGTACATAGCCTCCTCTATAGACACAATCGTTCCTATAGGCTATGGAGAAGGCTCTGGAGTCTTTACGGTCTGTGCAGTTAGCAACGGGTATGCTTCTGGAACTTATGTTGCTTCCACTGTTGGAGCAATAGTTCTTCCCATGAACGGATCCTTCAGTGCAGGAAACAGAAGCGCAGAATTTAGAAATCCTTATATTCTCAGTGGATTAGAGTTTGTTCAAACTTCAGGAGCATCTAACAGAAATAAATTTGAAATTGTTAAATTAAGCCCAACAAACTTTGTAAGGGATCCAGATGCTTACGCTAATGATAAAACTTTTATTAGATGCTTTACTTATAACGGAACTCCAAGATTAAGATTTGACCTGTCTTCTTATGGCCCAACTACTAATACTCTAATAAAGAATCATAGATTTAAATTTAGTCTAAAAGGGCAAGTGTCCGATCTAAGATTCCAAGAGTATGGTGGAGGTCGTGTTGGAGTTTGGATACATACAGGATTAACCCAAGGCCCAGATGGAAATTATTACTTGTGGTCCTGGACTAAGAGGAATCGCTGGGAATTAGTAAAGTATAATTCTTTAACTGCTTCTATTGTTAAAAATGAATTAGCTAAAGATTACACATTTAAAGCTCCAACCAGAGTAAGTGTGGATCCTACTTTAGGGACTCAACTTCAATGTATTGGTAATGAAGTTATTGAGGTTGATTCAGAAGTTCAATCCAATAAAGATCCTTTGACAGAACTAAAGGAAGAATACTTAGAAACTTTTGAATTTGAGTTTGATACTAGAAATTATACAAACTATAATAACTATGAATATCTTGAAATAATTCCTATTCCTGATATTTATCATCAAGCTAGAAGCAAAGTACATGATAATGATATTAACTATTTTGTAGAAGTATTCTACTACCCAACTAACGACGAAAATAAGTATTTACTAATTGATACGATATCCTTACAAGATTTAACTTTAAAACAAGATTCTGGAATTGGTACTGGATATGGAATACAATCAAGCTCTATTCCCTTATACCCATTTGTTGAAGAGTTTAGATACTTTACTGATAAAGAAGAATTAAGAACTATTTTAAAGTTTATGAACGGTCTAACTACTGATGCTTATACCTCAAGAAAAGCTTCAGATAGTTCAGGGATACTAGATACAAGCGGAGGAACTAGACTTAATTATAAACTCCACCCATCTTTGGTTGGAGGTACTGGAGGAGGGGGACAAGTAACATCCCTAGATATTAGAAACTAATGAGAGGCTCAGTAGAAATTCATACCGTAGGAGAAGATGGACCTACCTTATTATTTAAGGAGGATAATCTTATTGTTGATGGTGCTGGTGAGTTTATAGCTGATGTCTTAACCACATCCCCTTCTTTATCTGGGATTTCTAGCGCATCAGCTATTCTCGATGTTTCTAATTACACAATTCAAGCAATTACTTTTGGAGCCCCTTCTGCTGCTTGGAGAAATAATTTACATAGTACCCAATATTCACAGATAGTAAGTGCTTTAGCCGCTAATAGCTTAGTGGTTTTACAGGAAGGGTCAAACACTTATTATACCCCCGTTACTAGTGCAGTTCCAAAAGCTCCAAGCCCAATAGACCAAAAATTAGAATATAATTGTACTCCAACAGGAACTTGGAGTGGAATTAATGTATCTTTACCATTCACAACTTCTGCTGGAACTGTTATCGAGGATGAAGGACATCATATTCATGCAGTTGCTGCATCCGCTCAATTCGGAGCTTCCGCTCCTTTAGCAGTGTTATATGGATGCTACGCACCTACAACTACGGCGTATGCTTATATTATATCCTCTGTAAACCAATTAAATTTAACGGCTACTCCTATAGTTCCAAGTGCATCTGTGGCTTCTGCTACTATTCATGGAGCAGGGGGGTATGTGGGCCGTGGAGTAGTGGATAGAAGAGGATTTATTGGAACTACAGGAATTAATGTTGCAGTAGTAGCACCTTTAGCAACTACTTGTGAGATTGTGGTTACTTCTACAATAGACGCAGTTGATGTCCAAGTATTAAATTTATATGGTGGAATTTATCATATAGGTCTTTGGACAATAGATATGAATAGGTCACTTTCAGCAGGAAATAAACCTCCCTACACATTCTCAGTCCTAAATAATCCTATGAGGTATAGGTTATTCTGTAAAAAAACTTTTACAAAAAATCTATGTGGTCAAACAACAGGATTAGGTAGCCATAGCAATATAACAATAACTTGGAGACTTAAATTTTTATGAATTTTATAGAAGAATTAGGAATAAATGGGCATCTTCAGATCGCCAAGTTATTTCCAGATGGGAAAGAAGAGATCATTTTTGATGATCATAATATAATCGTATCTGGAATGGGAGTTGGCCTGGCTTACTTGTTTGCAGGAGCAGGCGGGAATAAAGTTACAGAGTACCAAATAGACAGAGTTCAAATAGGGGTTTCTGGTAATTCTTCTTTAGAAGTAAGCACCACTTACCAACTATCTGGCCCATTAAGTTCTACGACTGAATATGGTACTGACTCTGATATTTACGCAATAACATCTAATCAGTATGTAAATGGCGCAACTCTTACAAATAAAACTTTCTTAAAAATACCTCATAGTAAAGTAACTAAAGTTGGAAATAGTTCAGTGCGCTACACTGTTGTTTTAGATGAAGAGGCTTGTAACAACATTACTAGAGGTGGCTCCGCTGCTGCTTTAAATGAAATAGGATTGTTTATGAAAAATCCAACAGGAGCTGCCACCGAAGCTTCTATTTTAGTTGCATATCGTTATTTCAGCAATGTTATTAAAACTAGTGATTTTAGTTTAATCTTCCGTTGGACACTAAACTTCTAATAAATTATGTTTACTAAAAATGATATTTATACTTCTAGCGGTAGCGCAAGACTTTATAATTCTTGGACTCCTACAGTAGCCAAGTTTGACACTAGTTCTTTCTATAACTGGGAGCAAGATAACCTTCCAATATATGATTTAGAAGAAAGGACTTACGAACTGTGGGAATATAATGGATACCCAACATCCTCTGTTCCTGGGTTAGCTTTGGTTGTAAGTGCAGATGCCCCAGCAGGAACCTTAGCAGCCAATAGAAATATTTATACTTCTGTTAGTGCCGCAATAGCTGCCCTTCCACGGGTTATTAGATTCCCTATCTTAATAGAAGTAGCAAACTTCGGAAACCTTGGCAAAATGGAAATCCATGATTTCCAAATAGTTGAAAACGGATCATTAGAAATTATAAATAGAAACTATGGTAAGATTTATAATAATAATATTGCTAATTCAACTTCTTCGGTTGTAGCAGTTACTGGTACGGTAGCGGGTAGAACAGTTCCTCTTAGATTTGATTCAGCAGATCTTAGTTCTACTTTAGGAACTGGAGCTTCTGCAACTTCTGCTGTAAGCATAAGTTCTTTAGTTTTCTCGTCTTCTAGTGATTCTAGATTTAATTCAGTTAATTGTTTTGTGTATGCAACTCCTTCATTAAGAGCGGGGGGGCTAACTTTTGGTTTAAGAAATACTACTTCCTTTCAGACAACAACAGCTAATAGATTTTTAATAAATGTATATGAATCTCAATATACTTCAAATGATTCTCCAGCAACATTAGATTACTCATCAATAAATCAAACAACTGCTTCTAGAATATTAAGAACTGCTATTGCAACAAATAATCCCATACTTGGATCAGTTTACGGAAATAATTTATCTAAATTAAGTGTCAAAAACTGCTCTGGTAGAATCTACATTAGAAACTTCTGTATAGATGGTATGAACAGAGGATTGCCTGGAAGCTTTAGCACTACTTCTTCAGTTGACTCTGGAGTTGAAATAAATAACTCAGAAGTAGTTTTAGAAAACTGTGCTTCAGTTGGATCAAATATAAACGGATTCTTATTCAATAACTCTAAAGTAATATTATCAAGATCCGCTTTTGCAGCTAGAAACTATAAAATGACTTCAGCTTCCACAAGATCCTCTGATCAGTCTTGTGGATTTAGAGCGTTCAATAGTGAAATTACCTTAAGTGCTTCAGTTGGTGGAGGCTCTGACACAAGTGGAGTAGATTATCAAACATCAGGTTCTGATGTTGTTTTCTGTTCTTCTAGAAACAAGATTGGATTCCTATTAGAGAATTCTATTTTGACTGGAGGATTACAAAGACTTTCGATATCCACAGAATTAAATAAAGGTGTTTTGGCTGCACAAGCTAATGAGCAATATGGAATAAGAGCTATCAATTCCCAAATAAATTTAAAGGGGCTAATAGACTGTTATGAAAATAGAGTCGGTATTGATTTACTAAACTCTACTTTATTAGCAGAAGAATTAACTTGTGAAGGTAATGGGTATGAAGGAATAAGAGCAAGAAATTCTACTACTTTAATTAATGATTCATTAACCTCATTTAGTGCAACCTTAACTGAAAATAAGGGTCAAGTAGATTTCAGTGGAAATGGGCAACACTTAGTCTTAGATAATTCTATTTTTACATTCAAAAAAGGAAATGCCCTACCCTCAATTTATGGAAGCATGAAATTTAAAGAAAGCCATGGGGTGTCTTTCATAAATAATTCAAAATATCATCAAGCCCCTGCAATATATGTTGGAGCGAATTCTAGGTTAGACTTAATACATTCTCAACATTTAGTGTCTCAAGCTACTAACACGGATGGGACTCAATGTTATGGAAGATTTATCCGAGCAGACCAAAATTCTGTGGTATCTTTATTTGGAACAGGAAATCACTGCACGGCAATGCATGGGCCAGCAGGATTTTTATACCAACAATTTATTGCTGGATTATGCGGATCTAATGGGTCCACAATAAATATTCATGGACCCACAGCTATAGGACAAGTCGGTATAGATGTTTTAGTTGAAAATAACTCCACTTTAAATATTAGTCCTCCAAAAGATATTCATACTGGAAACTATGATCCAAGCTCTTTTAGTTTAGATGATTCTACCAACCAAACTACTGTAGAACTTCATGCAACAAGAGCTTGCTTAGTTGCAGATAATAATTCAACTATAAATATGCAAGATGTTGGAGACTATGGATCTAGATGGAATAATCTAGCCAAAACATATAGTTATGATTTATATAGTAGGGGGTTAGTAGATGTTAATCCAACTAGTAACCCTGCTCTAGAGTATGCTCAATTTGGAGCAATTCAATTTTGGCCCAATCCACCAGTACAAGCAGTAGTTGACGATAATAACTACAGTTCTTTAGGTGTAGCACTAGCAAATAATCCTAAATTTTCAACATATGATCCTATACTATCAAAATACACTTATGCTACAGGAACTCCTAGCCTAGGTGGAATGTGTGTTAGAGCATTAGGAAATAGTGTAATTAATGTAAAAAATGTAGACTTCTCAGAAGGTCCAAACACAGGCCCACTTGATGGAGTAGTGTATAATGCAAGTGGCGCAGCTTGTGATCATTTAATGATTTGGAATTTATCAGATGATTCTAAATTAAGAGCATCATTAGTTAGTGTGAGTGGTGCTGTCGGATTAGATAGTCCATATCATGGCCCAGCAGCAGTTTGGGTATCCAGTGCATCCTACGGATCTAATGATGCCTCAACTGCTATTGCATATGGAGCACCTGAATCAACTCCTGATACAGGAAGACTTAGTGTACTAGACAGCTTTGGTGCTGGTGGAAGTGCTTTAAGCTCTGTTTGGAAACCAGCTTCTGGAGTGGGGGTAAACGATCCTTTTGATAGATATTATCCAATAATAGCATCTGCTGTTTCTGGAGGAGGTCAGATAGTTTCTTCAATAGTAAATTATGCTGGTCTTGCCATATCTGGAATTACAACAACTGGAATTCAATATGGAACAAGCTCTAATACTTTCTATAGAAATGCTGGTCTATTTAGACTTTACTTTAGTC